ATGTTTACTTTCGCAGCGGTGAGCGTCGCGTTGTTCTTGGTGGTAGTTATCTTTTTGAGGGGGAGTGGGTAGGCAAAACCATGCCAATCCAGTTTGTCCGTTACACGCCAGTGCCAGGTCAGTTGTGGGGTATGGGCATGATTGAGCCACTGCTTGATATTCAGGACCAGTACAACCGAGTGCGTGGTCAGATTATCGAAAACAGTGATCTGATCGCCAACCCGAAGTGGATGATTCCTAAGAGCGCAGGTGTTCCACCAGCAAGCATTACTCGTCGTCGGGGTGAGAAAGTTTACTACAACGACGTAGGTGGCCAGCGTCCTATCCCGGTGCAGATGCCATCTTTACCCGGTTACGTTCTTCAGCAGGTGTCGGTGCTGCACGGAGAGATGTTAGACGTGGCTGGCGTCCACGCTACAAGCCTTGGTAAGCGAGCGGTAGGGGTTACCTCGAGTGTTGCTATGCAATCGCTTGCAAACAAAGATTCGCAACAGTTGATGGTGACACAAGAAGACCTTGAAGAGGCTGTTGCTGATTTAGGTAAAGTAGCGCTAACGCTTATGCAAAAGTATTACACCGAGAAGCGCATGGTTCGCATGCTTGATAACCTCGGCCAGGTTGTGTTCCATTCATTGGACAGCACAAGCCTTATGAAAGACCCTGAAGTCTTCATCGAGGCAGGGTCGATGTTCCGTGATGAGCGCCAGGATCGCGACCAGAAAGTCCTTGAGTTAGTTCAGATGGGCATGATGCAGCCCGACGAAGCGATGAAGGAACTGACGTTTGGTGGTGGCCTAGAGCAGGTGAGCGAGAAGCTGCAGGCAATGGCCCACGCACAGGATCTGCTTAACGCAGCTAAGCTTGGCGCTACGATTGAGATTTTCCCAACCGATGACCTCAAGTCGTTTGGTGAAGTCTTTGGTGACTACATCCGTACTGAGGAGTACTACCAACTACCTCAAGAGCGGCAGCAGTACATCCGAGACATCTTCATTAGTGTTGAGACGTTTGGCACGCAGGCTGAGGTCCAAGCTGAGGCGCTCGCCAACCGTAAGGTGTTCCCTCGCTCTGCGCCTCCAGAGCAGCTAGATGAGATTTCAGTCACAATGGAATCGCCGACATCGGCTATTCAAGCGCAGATGGAATCAGAGCGCATGGGTGTTATGGATATGAACCGGCAAATGGTTGATGAGCAGGGTCCAGAGCAGGGACTGCCGACGACTAGGATGGGAGCGCAGGGATGAATGTAACGCAAGTCTACGACCTGTTTCGTGCGCTGATCGATGAGACCGACCAGACGTTCCTGACTGACGCTCAGGCCGAGTCGTATCTAGCTCAGGGGTATCGTGAGTTTCGGCAAAGTGTGTATTCAATTGAGCCTGACATTTACAACACGCATTACACGTTTACCGGTACAGGTAAGATTTTTAGCTTGAATGGGTCGCTGTTAGGATCGGGCGCTACAAATCGTATGGAGCGATTTCTAAGGCTGGGTCAAATAGACACCATAGCCAACAATGAGATCCAGTACTACCTTGAAGCGTGTCCTAGCCAAGAGCAGCTAAACCGTGAGCAGGGCGAGTACTGTCTGTCAGGGCGTAACATTGTCTTTGCCACAGACCGCACAGACTTTTTTCGGATCGAGTATGTGCCAGCAAGCACAGTGGACTGGACTAAGCATGGGGTCGGTGACAATGAGTACATCGACGATCTACAAGACCAGCATCCATTAATCGCATTGTTAGCAGCGCAGTATTACCAAATACGAGATGGCGCAGCGAACCCCGTATTGCAAAACCAACTAGCAGTGAAACGCCTCGACTTGGTCAACTACCTCACACAAGGCAGAAACCAAGCAGGGTCTCACTACATTTCACCTCAAGTTGAATTTTACATGGGCTGACAATGGCAACACCGGGTATTGATGTTGAACTGATTGCTGGTGGAACCGAGGGTCGTCCGGCGGAACGTGGTATCTGGGTACAGAACATGTGGCGACCAAAAGGCTCGCCGAACTGGCAGACGCGCCCAGGCTTTGGCCAAATGGCGCAGCTTGATACGACATTGCGTGCAGGTATCGCCACCGAATGGGGGATGTCTAAGCACCTAGGGTCACACCTTGTGCGTACGGACTGGGGCACTGAGCAGATTGTATCGGTGTTCTTAGTAAGCGCTCGAAGTGGTCAAGACTCGTTCAACTCATCCAGTAAGTGGGGGTCATATTACTCGGTAACAATCTTTGATACCAGTTCAGGCAACCATTACGAGCAGGTGCTGTTCCGCCATACGTCGCAAAATAAAACGGCTGGGTTTGGCGAGTTTAACAACCCTCGTATGTACAACTGGTACGGCAACTACGAAACAAACGAGACCTACGACAACCAATCGTTCTTGTATGGTGTTGATGAGCCATTTTATTTTACCATGTATCAGAACGAGTTGTTTTTTGGGAACCGTCTAACTGGGTTACTGTGTTACCTACCTTCTGATTTTAGGGAGTCTAGAGACCGTACAGTTGATTCAACCCAGAAGATTGCTTGGGTTAAAGGGTACAGCGAAGATTGTCTGGTGACACGAGTTGTTCCAACGGACGGTACCGCTATTGATGCTTTTGTTTATTTTGATGAGCAAAACTTTCCTGCACCCGTTGCGGTGACAACGCTAGGCGATCGGTTTGTTGCGGCGTCTGAGAATCAAATATTCTTTAGTGATCCAAACCTGCCAAATGCGTTTATTGACGGCAATCAAGTCAATGTACCAAGCAAGAACCCTGTGGTCGCCATCGCCGAAGTAGGAATCAACCTCATGGTGCTCACCGAAACAGAAACGTTATTGTTTCAACCAAGCCAAGGCGGTTTAGTTAACCCTGGCCGGTTTACGGTGGTTAGCCGCACCGTTGGCTGTATGTCGCCTCGCTCGCTAGTAACAGTAGGTTCGACGGTGTTCTGGGCAGATACCAACGGCATCTATGCAACTAGCAACGGCTTGAAGATTGAAGAACTGTCGCTACCTATCAATGACTTCTTTAAAGGTGGTATAACCTGCCCGCTCAACAACTACCTTACAGCAGCGGGGGTTTCCGATCCCGCAGCAAACACACAGCCTCGCACGCTGTATCGCCAATCAGACAGCGACGATGTAAGCATTGCGTACAGTCAAGAAAACGAAGCACTGTTTGTGTCGTACCCTGGGTCCAACGCTTTATGGTGTTACAATCAAGGTGGTTGGTCATTGTGGCCTGTAGAGTCTACCGTCAAAGAGCATGGCGGGGCTGCGGTGGTCGGAGTCCAGCAGAACATTACTAATCCCTACGTTCTTACCGGTACAAGGGAAGTGTATTTAGTAGGATCAATTGAGACAGGAACGCTTACCAGCGCAACCACTCGGTCTGAAACAGTTTACTCTTCAAGTTACTATCTAATGCAACTTGGCCGAGGCGGGGCTATCGACCGATCGGTTCTCAATGAAGATCAAAGGGTTGTATACGGAGAGTATAAGAAACGATTAACAGCTAGCGGGGCGGACGACGCTCGTGCTTATTTTGCTAAGCCAATTTACGATGCTGTATCCGGCGTTTATTACATACCGCTTGAGATAGCGCCTGACTTTACATCAGCAGTTGCGCAGCCTACGGGTGTCGAGTTTGTGTTTGGGTACGACAGCACGCGATGGACGGCGGCAGCAAGCGCCGTGTTGCCACCAGAGCGGTTCTTTCTGTCGGTTGGTGGTGTGCTCACGTACACTGTTAATGCTGGTGCTGGGACTATTACAATCACAGTAGCGTCAGCTTCAGTGCTCAACTTTGCTCGAGGTCAACGCAACTTACTGCTGTATATCCCTATGGCACCTGCAAGCTCGGCCACTACGTTGTTGGATTATGGCTTTGACTTTACTGTAACCGGAGCAAAGGCGCAGATCACCAAGGCGGGGCCGACGACAACGTCATTATCTGTTTATGTTTGGAATCAACATTATGGCCCATTGCACACGAACAACGACGTAGCTCAACCGGTAGACTGGGCGTACAAGTCGCAACAAGTCGGGATCGATAGCGCTGACCATGTGAAAGCAAGAGGCATCTTTGCTCGCATGATTTCGCACGGAACTGGCGCATCGCCATTGTCGCCAAACTGGCTTTGGGGTGTGTACAACACTCTACTGGGGTCGGATTGGAAAGGCTGGACGAGCCAAGTTATTGATTTCTCAAGTGGTATTATCAAAGTGGCTGATAAGTTTACGTTACGCACCAGATACAAAGATAGCGCAACATCAACCATGCAGTACCGCAAGTTTAACGACTCGCCAAAGTATGGTGAGTACCTTATTGACGACGAAGAGCATGACACCATTGCTACTTCAGACAGTGTCAAGGGTGCTTATATTTCATACATGATGTTTGGTTTCATGCGGGACCGAGCCGAGAAGGTAGAACTAGCAAGCGCTAAAGCAGTGTTGCGCAAAGGCGGCACTCGCCGAAGGACAGGTCGATGAGCACTGTTGTAGCGACACAAGTAGATGCAGATGCCGATCTGGCTGAGATCGATAAGAATGCTACGCTGAATCAAAAGACTGATATCATCAATGCCTTAGCCACTAAGATTGTTATGCCTGGTCAGGTGTTGCAGCAGTCGTCGGTACAGGATTTTGGTGGCCTGGTAATGTCAGGGGGTCATGGTGGCTTTGAGGTAAAAGGCACACGCACCACTGTTAACGGGATGCCAGGCACGGTCATAAAGAAACAGATTGTCGTAACAGGTACAGCGGTGCTGTCCAGCATGACTCTTATCTGCGAAGGGAACACACCGGCTGTAGTTGTCAGGGATGGGGGCAGGGTCGCCCTAAAGAATTGCCACATTGTAAAGACCGATAACTCGCATTCGGCAGCAACTGATACTTACGTCTTAATGGAAACAGGGTCGTATGCGTCAGTTGTAAGTTGTGTGTTCTACGGCACACAGGCTAACACCGGGTCGTTAGTGCTGAATGAGGACGCAGGAAATACTAACCGTGGGTCTATTGTAGGTTGTATCAATCTAACCGATATTGCGGCCACGCCATTTGTCAACATTGCCGCTGGTAATATTCTAGGAGTTATACCGTGAGCCTTAGAACAATTACGAAAGAGCAGTTCTCTGACGGTACAACGATTGACGGCAACCGCATTGAACAAGCGATGCAGGAACTTGAAGAGATTTGCGATCAGGTTCCGGGGTACTATGTCAAACGAAGGTTTGTTCAGAACCAAATTACGGTTGGTTTCTCTCCGTTTCAGCAAGCTCCTTATAATCAACAAGTGCCAGCCTTGAGCGGTGGTGGGTTTATTACGGGTCTTACGACCAACGTGGAGCGTTGGAAGGGCTACAAGATACTTAGCCAGCCGATTGCAGACGTAGAAAAAGTTGTGTTCTGGGAAACATCATTTAACGTAGATAATCCGGCGATCGTTCATGCTTTAGATTGTATTATGATGCAGTGCACGGCCAGCCCTACACCAACGTATCAGTTACCGGGCGGCGGGTCGGGACCGTACGTGCCTCCACTTGTCGCTGATGTTCAGTTGTTTATGGCAGTAGATGCTCCGTTTGTTAAGGAAGACCGAAGCCAGTCTGATGTACTTATCCATAAATACGGAATGGATATGCGAGCGTGGCTAATTACGCCTGATCCAAAAACCTCGTTTACAGTAGAGATGACTCCGAACTACCCAGGGGGGGCAGAGAGTGGCTGGGCGGTTTCGCTGGATAACTTGAACTTGCCTTTACCAGCAAAGTCTCGTGTAAGAGTGGCTCTTGGTATTCCTGTGTATAAAGCTGCTACAACCGGCTTCGCATCGTGGGGTGCTAATCCATGGAACACGTTTATTCCGTCATTGACTACAACGCTTCTGGAGCCATTGTCGAATGTCTAAGATCGGATTTAAAAGGCTTAGTCGTGGCGTCAAGCTTCTTACCTCGCATATTCACACGCAGGTGCAGAGCGCTTTAACTCGAATCACGTCAACAGGTTTTGACGCAAGCGAGCTAGAGAGCGATGCCGGCACTTTCAGAGTCAATATATCCCTAAGCAATATTACACCGAAAACATTCTTTCAGTCGGTTGACGGTGTTAAATATATGAAGACCTGTGCAGGGTTTACATTACCTCCACCACAAGAGTCGTTTAGCTCTACTGCTGTGGTTTCGCCTACAACACCTGTGTACATTCTAGAAAGCATCGGCCTGTCGATAGACCAGCAAGCCACGCCATTTACCACAGTTCGCAGTGATGGCTCTCTTGCTAAAGATGAAGCAGACAAAGCAGCCTTTAATATAACCATCCAACGCAAGCCCGTGGATGTGTTTACCGGTGCAGCAATTACATCAGGAAGCTTGCCTACTGTTTCGCCGGAAATGACCAACGTTGTTTTATCTTTGGATTATCCTAACATACTCTGGAACAGCGAGTTTAATCGATTTAATCCCGGCGTTAGTGCTGACTTGGATACTGTATTCGATCCATATTCTGCATATCTCATCTCGGTAGACTGCGGGAGTTTTGCTGAGTCAGCTACTGAACTGCGCATTGATAGTCTGTTGATAACAATGAAGTTCCGAACAAAACTGCTTGAGAGGGACTCAGGCTCTGCGGCCGTCCAGAACATACCACAGTCACCAGAGTTGCCGGCAGCAGCACAGTACAACGCTCGGTATACAGTGCCCGAAACGATTGCTACGCCAGCAGCAAACGCAGTCATTAGAGCAGATACAGGTGGCGGCGATGATGGTGTGTCTGGGGCTCTAGCCAAGACTGATGTCAAGTTCTTGCGTGGTTTACTTGGTGGCTTGACTGACCGATCAAGACGCTGGGGTCCGAGCAACATTAAGACAGACGCAGCCTACGAAGTCATCTCAGTGCCAATGTGGGGCAATGGATGGTATTGCAAAGGTAATCAAGCATCTGCTGATACGGATGCTGTCCTGCTTGAAAAGCTGCCGTTTGTAGGGGCGTCACCATACAACCAACTCACTATGGACAGGCGCATTATTCCGATCCGGTTTCCGTTTACTGTCCACCATGTAATTGCATTTTGTAACTACAGCGGAAAGCTTACGTCAGTCCCTGCGGACGAAGCGATTGATTACAGCACTGTAAATCAGTGGTCATCAGCAGCTTCGGCAACGCTTACTCACACAGTTGGTGTTGGTATCGGCACAGGCATTCGCAGTGACCTGACTAGCAGCCGCAACGTGGCATTAGCCTCATGGACCAGATCCACGATCGACAAATACAGAATTAGCCGACTAGAGTACCGTGATCCGACGAACGGCAAGTCCTACTGCCAAGGTGATTTACTGAGTGTTCCACTAGTTTACCCTGCTGGTACTACCGGTGTTGGTTACAACAGTAGTGTTAATGCAGCGCTTGATAACACGGGTAAACCTATCTTTGTTGGTCAGACTAACTCTACTGACTTAGCTAGATCGCCTATGGCCGACACGCCCGGCGGAACTAATACAGTACGGGCTCAAGACGGCTATGAACAGTTCTTAGATATTCGATGGGGAATCCAGCAAGGATCGGTAACAGGACTTAATGGAATGGATAATTCAGAAGTCATTATCGGTCAGGGCGGATTTCAAGTATACATTATTGGCAAGAAGCATTTGTGCTAATTGGGGTAAGCAATGAGTAATGGATCAACTAAAGCAAAAGCGCCCGGTGTTGCGGGTGGGCTAATAGCAGGCTTGAAAAGCGCTTTAGGAGCAAACACGCCAAGGAAAGATCCGTCTAAAGAATACGGATCAAGGCCCGAAGGCAGACCCGAACGGCCTGGTATTGCAGACCCTCAAGAATTAGGTGGGGTAGGCATGTTCGATGACCTTGCTGCGTTTCAACAGCGTCAGCGCCGGCTTCGAGCAGACGAAGGCCGTGAAATGGATCGCCTTGTCCGCATGCTTGAAGGGGCTCCTGATGAACTGCGAGATGCGCAAGGCGTTGCTACCAACGAGATGCGTCGGCAGGCTGCGTTGCGAATGGCGAGCCAGGGCGGGCGGGGTAATGTTATCGGAGCCATGTCCGCTGCTAAGGGCGTGGGGCAAGAGGCAGAGAATATAGGAACCCGATTTGGTGATCGCATCAGGGACGCAGCGCGTACCGCAGCGCAGGCTAGAATAGAACGCCAGCAACAGCGTATTGAAGGAGCCGTTAAGCCGGGTCAGGACTACGAGCGCGTCCGAGGCGCTTTAGATGATCTGATAGCGACCTACGGCAGAGACAGCGGCCGATACAATCCACAAGGTTTTAAAGAAGATTTTATGGTTCTAAAGAACACAACTGACGACCCTGTTGCACTGGCTTTATTGCGTCGGGTGCAGCGCAACCTTGAGCAAGGTCTAGGTGCTTTAGAGGGTATTGAATAGGAGTTAGGTATGGGCCGGGTTTTACCATCACTTACAACTCGATCAGGGATTGTGGGGGTTGCAGACGCCATCGGGGCTAACAAAGACCAGCAGTTGCGCAATGCGCTGCGTCGCGCTGCCTTTCAGAAAGCTGAAGAGCGCAAGACGCCTGAGGGGATGCTCAAGTTTATCGGGCAAGCGGCGCAAACAGCGGGTCAAGTTACTGGTGCAGTAAAAGGAATTGGAGGGCTAATAGGCAGCCTCCCGCTTTCCGATGCTATGCGCAACGCTGCGGCAGCAAAGGCGTCCAAAGATATGGTGCTTCCTCAAGCCCGTAAAACTATCGAACGAGTTGCTGGCGCTACAGGGTTGGGCGAAGGTGCGCCGGTTACACCAGAGACAGCGAGAATGATTCAGCAGGCCAGCCTTGAAGGCCCGCAAGGCCGGGTTGCAGCAGGGGCGCTTGGGGCTGAAGCGGCACAAGATATTGCCATGCGTGCCGAAAGAGGCATGGAAGGCGAAGGTCTTAGCGCAGCGGCTGAGTCAGATTTAGAACAGCGCATAGAACAAGAGCGCCAAAATATAGTTCCAGGGCGTCAAGGTTACACCTCTGAGATGCTGATGGAGGCCGCTGATCGTGAATTGAAAGCAGGGGCCAGAGATATCAACGACGCTATGGAAATAGCAAAAGACAAGCTGGCTGAGCGTGCTGCTGAAGAGTCTATGGCTACGGACGCTGCTCAACGAGCGGCGGAACAAGAGGTCGTCGGTACAACGCTTGGAGAGGTGTCACCGGTCACTAGGGCAGACGAAGGTGAAGTGCAGATCGATATGTTTGTAGAGTCGCTTGGTGACACGCCTCTTGATCGGCAAGAGAAACTGTTGAGTTTAGCTCAAGGGGCTCTGACTGCTGAAGACCAAGCAAACATCTTGCGGGCGGTTGACCGCATGGATATCGCACCCGGTCCAAATGTTTCTGATTTGTTCGATCCTAAAGGGGCTTACAAGCGCAAGCTACGAGCAGCAATGCCTAGTCTTGGAAGGCTAGAGCAAGAGCGCTTGAGGGGCGAGCGTGCGCGGTTGAAAGCAGGCGTTCAGGTTCGGGGACAAGACCTTAGAGCGGTTGCGAGCAAGGACACCACAGCGCAGAAACGTGAAAAGACTGCGTCTCAAGAGGGGATAGCAAAACAAAAGGAAGCAAGATACGCCCGTGAAATCACGGAAAAAATACGTCAGTTCAATCTTACCCACAACTACAAATGGGCTACCCTTGGTAGCCGTGAGAAAATAGAGGAAGAGCGCAATAAAGTTAGAGTGCGCATAGCTAAGATTAAGAGCGCAACCCGGGGTAGAGGTAGAGCGCGTAAGAATCCACTTATCGCTGCGCTTGGCGCTGGTATCAAAGAGTCTAAAGAGCGTGAAGATCAGTTGCTAAAAGCATCCAAGTCTACCAATCGCGCAGTTAAGCAGTATAAAATAGCGGTGGCGAAAGAAAAATCACGCATTAAAGAACGCGTACAAGATATTAGAAAATATTTTGGCTTTGCTGATACCTTAGACAAGGACGGTAAAACTGTTCTGCTTGTCCAATTAGAACAAAGTCTTAAGGACGCAAAAGAAAAGAAATCTAATCTTGAAGTTGTTGGTGCGCAATTGAGGCAAGCCACTCAAAAGTATAAAAAGTTAAGGGTTCGGCTCAACCAAAACCCTAACGATCCCGATTTACTTAACGACTACGCAGCCGTTGAAAATGAATACGTTGGTTTGTTATCGACCTATCAGGATCTAATGATGGGCGTTGCTGAGGTTGATTAATGGAACAGCCTAGACGAAAACGAGTAACGCTTACAGAACCGTTGGTTGTCAGCGATATTACCCCCCCTGAACCTGGCGAGGCAGAAGAGCCTTCTTACAAGCTTTCGCCGATTCCAGAACAGAAAGCTCCAGACCCTAGAATCCCTAAGCAACTGCCTGGCCCTGCGGAAACAGCAAAAGCTGTCGGTGGTTTTGTTGGTGAAACATTTGTTAAGCCCGTTCTTCGGACTGGCCAGTTCGTCAAAGGCGCTGCTCTGGGCGTTCAAAGTATTTTCGATCACATCGTAAGCGGCTTAGCAGCTAACGAAGCCATGAACGGGTTGCTGTTACGGCTTGAAAATCCCAACCTAACTCAAGCGCAGCGTGATGCAATCATCGATCAGATGGAAGATACAGAGAACATCTTGGTCGATGAGAGCCCGCTGTATAAAGTATACAAAGAAGTTGATAACGAACTTGACACCCGTTTTAAAAACAACAGCAGTTACACAAATGCGATCAGCGATTTCGGTGAAGTAGTTAGCACCTTTCCTATGATGGTAAAGGCGTTCGTTGACGCTGCTTATGATGAAGACCCAGAAACAATGGAAAAGCTTGGGTTTATGATGACAGGCGGCGGTGTCATCTCAACGGTTGCTACCTTGAACCCAAATAAAATAGGGCGCAATTTTGACGCTCGGCCTGCATCAGTGATCCTTGGTTTATCGCCAACGTTCGGCATTGTGGCTCGATCACCAAAAGCCCTGCAAGTTTTACGTGGTAAGTTCGGTAAACAAACGGATGTCTTACTGCGTGCTGTTGAAACGTTTGATAACACAGTCCGATCAGGCATGGCTAAAGTTGCTGAAAGTGAGTTGCCTGGAAGAGTCGTAACTGAAGTAGCCCGGCCGTTTGCAAATGTTTTAGAGGGAATACCTACCGAAGCAACACGAAGTGTAGCAGCGGGGTTGCGGGGTTTTGGCAAAACAAGTGAGGATGTTGTTCGTGTAGGCGAGGCAAAGACAGCGCAAGGCGTGCCCGGTGTACGAGGCCAAAAACCTAGAGTTACAGAGTTATTGCCCGGTCAACGATTTTTAACCCCTGGCGATATTGCAGATAGCTTTATTAGCGGCGCTAAGAAGGGGTTGTTTGCAGGTGAGTTTGTCGCCCCCGGTTTAGTGTTTGCTGCGGCTAGAGTGCTGTACCCAAACACCAGACTGACTCGTAGTATACAGGGCAAAGTAGGCCGTTTGTTGCGTCACACGTCTGCTCAAAGTGGGGCACCAGCAGAACTAGCAGTCCGTGGTTTAATGATGGCGTCTGCCGAGCAAAGGAATCGAATGCGGTCAATTGCAGATCGCATAGGCAAAGCAATTCAAGAAGAAGGTCCATGGCGTGATCTTCAAAAGGCTCAAGAACGCTACAACAAAAAGAAAACAAAAAAGAATAAAAGAGCTTTAGACAAAGCAATGCGCAACTGGGAAGCCGCAGGCAAACCAGAGCCAGCGCTATCGGCTCGTAAGGGCGACCGACGCATGGACGTGTTCTTTGAAGGCGAGCCTTTCCAACCCGGACAGAGGCGTAAGATTGACTACGAGTTTACTGAGTCAGGCCAAGAATTTCTTGTATCACAGGCAGAAGCAAAATCGGCTTTAAAGCAACTGGAGGAAGCCCAAGCAAGCTTACTAGAAGCCCAGCAAAAGCCGGGGTCTAAGAAGCACACAAACCAACAGATACGCAGTTTAAACGCACAGATTAAATCACTGAAAGAAGCGATCGACTCTGATGCTAAAGCGGTTTTTCCGAACCAGACCCTACGTCAGGCCGTTGATGATTTAGGTGCAGTGCTTGACGAAGCAGGTGTAGGCAGTGGTATTGAACTAGTAAAAAATCGTTTAGCTAATGTTGCCGATCGCAATGCAATCTTATTGCAAAACGGTGATATAGCAGAACTTGTGATACGCGCTATGAAAAGGCGTTATGGAAATCGGTTGTTGCGCGCGGGTGTTACTGACTCAAAGTTGCGCAGGTTGATTTCCGACCATGCTGAAGAACCGTACTTTGGCAGTAGTCGTTTGAGTGCTACTATCGACATTGAAGGCATCGGTAGAATAAACCTCGATGATCTTACCCGCCAAGCGTTCAACTCACTAAAAGCAGACAAACAACGCGAGGTCATGGGGCAAGTAGCCTCGAACGCTGCGTTGCGTTATTCCCAGCTAGTCACTGAGGCATCAAAAGGTAGAGCGATACAGCGTGAAGCAACTAAGCTAGGGATTGGCAAAGCGCTAGAAGGCGTGCCGCTCGATAGTGTTCAACCACAAGTTTATGCAGTCGCTTTAGCAAGAACGTTAGCCCGGAAAGACTTGACCAGAGGCGGCGTTAGTTTGCCTCAAGCTATACCAAAATCAGCGTCTGGTCCTTCTTTGGCTGCTGCGCTTCGAGATATTGCCTCAGACTCAAGACAGTTAGAAAAGATTTTGCGTGATGAGTTGGGGGGCGATTTTTCGTTTCGAGAACGCCAAAACCTTGAGCGGGTATTAAGGCAATCAGCAGACGAGGTTATACATTATGTTTCAGACAGTCCTTATGCGCGGTCGTTTACTGACGAGTTGAAGAGGTCTATTGCGGACAACACGGCGCTGCCTGATGACGTTCGCAAGCTCGCTCGAGATGCTACCGTCGGTGAATATGCGTATTCTCCGGGGTTAGCAGGTACTTTAACTTGGTTAGATAAATACCAAGCCAAGCCAGGGTTTTGGCGTGATTTAGTGATGCTGTTCAAAGGCAACGCTACGGTTCGCAATATAACTCCGCACATCAACAACTCTGTAGGCAACATTTCGCGTGCGATGTTAAGCGGCGACGAAGGCCCTCGTCAGTTTGTTGTCAACAGCTACCGGGACGGTTTAGTTTATTTAGATCACAAAGCAGGCAAGCTTGGTAACTACAGGAGGAACACGACTCCGGGCTCAGAGGAGTATTTTACCAATCGCGCAGCAGTAGCCGTTGATGAGTCGGGCGTTGGCAACACGGACTTTGTTGCAGGTGAGTTACTGCGGAGTACGCGCGCTAACTTAACTGGTCAAAACTTTGCAGGCGATATGATGCGTAAACTGCAAACTTTCGGTGATACTAAACTTGGCTACATCCCACGTAAGCTAAATGAACTTGCCAGCAAAGCATATGCAAAAGAAGATAACTTACCCAAGGTTCACATCGGCATGGACCGAGCCCGTCAGACGTTCAGAGACTTATTTGAACTAGAACCAGGCGCTCAGATCACCATACAAACCTCACCGGTATCAACAAGAACACTGTTCAAAGACAAAGCCGGTAATCTTCGTGAAGGCAAGCCGTCAAACCCGGGCAGGCTTCTCAGTGAAAATGACATCAATAAAATTGTTGCGGCAGATGTGCGTCGGCATGTTCAAAAGTTTGTTGTTAGTTACGACGAGCGCAGTGGTTTGAATAGGTTTGTTGTTTCTAATCCGGCGCTTGCGCCTTTCAATCCGTTCTTTACGTTTACTGATAAAGCAGCGGGTTTAGGCGGGCGAAAAGGCTTTGTTGAACACTTGCTGTTCCCGGAAGATGGGTTGACAAGCACGTCGCCTAAAGTGGCTTTGCGTCAAATCAAGCAACAAGCTGCGCTTGCAGCCAGAAGAGCAGTGTTGGTTAATTCTTTTCAAACGCTCGCCTCAACTCAAGAGAACCTTTTAGCTCAGGCTCTGGCGTTTGACCCAGGCGTACCAAACAAAGTTATTTTTGAAATGCTTACCGATCCTGACGCTATGATGTATCGTGATATTTCAGGTATGTCTGTGTTTGGCCCCGGAGAAGTTAAGTATCGAGCATATGCTTGGGCTATGGGCAACATGATGAAAATGTTTGGCATAGATAAGCGCAAAGATTTAACAGCAAAACAAAAGAGGTTCTTCAACAACCTAAACAATGGTGAGGTTGCAAACATCGGAACTATCGGATCGATCTTTGGTGTTGATCGAGGGCCTGGGTTATCTGCTCTCGAGATTGTTATTAACAAAGGACGGGATCGTTACGGCGAGCCTCTTAACTTAGTTAATGAAACAATCAAAAGAGTAGCTCCGTTTGCGGTGCCTGCGCCATTAGCTGTTGCGTTGCGGGAGTTGGTCACCGCATCGGTCGATGATCTAGCCATTTTTAGTGGCAGGCAAATGGATATTGATGATGTGCAACTCAACGAAGAGCGGACGGATTATTTACTACGCAGGTTTCTTCTTCAGGGCGGCCGCAAGATTCGGTTTGCGGGCTCAACCAAGTCAGTCATGGAGCGCAAAATCAGACGCATCGAAGATCACGAACAGGTGCTTAGGAAACAACTGGAAACTCGTTTGCAGTTACTCACAAACGAAAAGCGGGAGTTAGAGCGGCAGATTAAAAAGAACAAAGAAGGAGGCAACGTCCCTGCGGGTATGCAGATTGAGGAAGAAGGCGATATAGCGGTCTTGGTCAGCGATTTAACGAAAAAACTAGAGAAGAAAAAGAAAGCTATTGAAAACACCACAAACAACATGCGCAGCGCTTACCGTCGTTTAGCTGTTGTTACAAAAGAGGAAATTATACGTCTCAAGGAAGCGTACGAACAAGTTCAGAGGATAGGTTCTTTAAGCAAGCGTTTGCGGGCTAGAATGCCTACCGAAAAAGTGCGGTCCCTTCAAGAGCGTCGTCGTATTATGAAGGAGGCGCAATGAGCCACGGTTACCCGCCAAACTTTAACCCGTCGGAGTTTCATTGTAAGTGCGGGACGTACTGCGATGGCCCCTCTCCGCACATGGATAAGACCCGCCATCTTGCTTGGACGCTACAAGCGATCCGGGATGAAGTGGTAGCTCCTATAAAGATTAACAGCGGGTATCGATGCCCTAAACACAATGAAGCCATCGGTGGCGCTGAGCATTCCTACCACGTCCGAGGTATGGCAGCAGACCTAGACTGTCCTGCACTTTCTCCCGAAGAACTGGCTAATACTATTGAAGATATGATGGAACACGGGCAAATTCCCAACGGCGGGTTAGGACGTTACAACACGTTTACGCACATCGACATCCGCCACCAGAAGGGACGGTGGTCAGGATGAGGCGTCATCATTACAGAGCATACGGCGGCAGCGTTGGTCAGTTAAAACCGGCAGTGGTAACCCCTGACGCATTATTGAGGTTAGAAAACTTTTCAGGCAACGTTGCTGCCTCAAAGTGGTTTGACGTATCCAACTCCAATAACGATGGCACGCCAGCAGACGCTGATTTATTGAGCGATTATGTGTTTGATGGTGTCGTTGATTTTGTGCAACTGGCAAGCACTGATCCTTCGGCAAGCTTTTCAGCCGATTGGACAATCACATTTTGGTACAAGCGCAACCTAAGCGTAAACAAGTCTACCATCATCGACACTCGCGACGGCAGCAGCGGTGGGTACACCATCTTAGATAACAATGGCGCTGCAATAGGAAACTACACAGTACAATTGCGTAATCCTAATGTCGGTCTGGCAGACAGTTTCGTTGGCACTGACTCAAACTGGCATTTCGGTGCGTTGGTAAACGATTCAGGGGCTAGGATTACAAGCTACATTGATGGCGAAGTGTTTAAAACCACAGCAACCGCACATGCTTATCAGCCAGGTATAGCCATGCTAGTAGGCAAGGGTGCAAACAACTTCTTTATTGGAGCTTGTGATACTGTCCGCAGCTATCCAAGAATGCTGTCCGCAGATGAAATCAAACGTGATTACTATGTAGGAACCCCGGAGCACTCATGAGTAACTATGCGTTTATGACTAAAGAAAAATACAATGAGATTGCGGAAAGTCTAGTTCACGGGGTCCGCTTTTCAGTTGATGACGAGCAAGCGGTCGCTAAACTGGCGGACGGACAAGAGCCTGAAGGTACAACGATTCGCAACCACGAAGAGGCTTTAATAATAGTACAGTCACCACCTTGGGTGCCTGAGGAATAGGAGTCATCATGACTAACTACATTTACTCGACGGTCGAGATTAATGGACGCCAAGTCGAGGTGCGCCGAGAGGCTCCTGCACCTGCGCCAGTGGCTGAATCTGAGATCGACTATTCAGAACTTACAAAGAAGGCGTTGATTGCTCTGGCGGAAGAACGCTCAGTTGAGGTATCGAGCCGTATGACTAAGGCTAAGATTATCGCTGCCTTGGAAGGAAACTAAGATGGCATTCATCCGTAATCCTCAAGTAGCCAATAGCCCAATGGCTAACGCTAATACACAAGGCGCTGATGTTTCAGCGATCGTGACCAAGGGCTCAACGGGCACCATCTTTGGTAGCGGTGGCTTGTACACTGAAGGGTACTACCTGATCCTTCAGAACACGGGCACGGTTAACCTTGAGGTGTTGTTCAACGCATCAGCTGACGGCATTATCCTTTACCCTGCTGCTACCTTTGAGGTGGCTGTCTCCGAAGGCACCAAAGTGTTGCTCAAGAACACGACGGCAGCAGTCGGCGGTACTGACGGGGCTGCCCAAGTCCTACTGTTTGCATAACACCCAGACTTCCTGTAAGGAGCACCTAAGCCTTCTCTGAAGGTTTGGGGTACCCGAAAGGGTGTGAAGGTCCGGGGTGGTTCCCGGACTTTCTTTTTAAAGCAACCCTTTCAGCGAATCAAAGATATTAGCCAGCCGATCATGCAGTGCATCAGCCCTAGCGTTAGCGTCTCTCAGTGCCTGCTCTTTCTTGCTCAGTTGCTTGACCATACCCTCGGCTGCGGCTTGCGCCTCAGCTACTCTGCGGCGGCACTCTCGCTTCTCTTGGCGCAGTTCTTTCTCAGTGTTATGGACTAACTCTCGCAGCCCTTTGAGCTTATCGTTGCGAGCATCGCATCGCTGCCTAAGAATAACCACCTTCTTACGCTCGCTTGCTAAAGCTGCCTCAAGTTTACGGATCTCAATCTTGTTGTCTTCAATCTTTTGAAGCTTGCGTCGTAGTTTAACGTTCTCGCCGACGACGCCTTCGATCAGTGTCTTACTCATTGTTTACTTTTCCCAATCGGCGATCTGGTCCCTTGAGCACCATCATGCCTTCAGTCATTTCAATCATTCTGCTAACGATGTGGTCACCATACATGCGCTCTAGTTGTTCCCATGAAACGATGTTCGTGTTCATAAACGTCGGGCGATCATGGGCGTGACGCTCTTGCATGATAAATCGAATCATACTGAGTTGTGATTCAGTTGGTTTTCGCCGAGACCCACCTAGATCATCGAGCAGAAGCAAAGGCGCTTTGGCGACTCGGTCAATGTACGATGCCCTGCCAGAGTATCCACCAGACGCAGAGCGATCAGCGTTTATAAATAGGCCAGCCTCGGTCAGCCAAATCGGCAATCGATTTTCGCCAGGACCCCCTTCTCTATAGTGTCGCGTGCGTCGAGCGCAGTAGTCATTGAACGCTGCAGTGGTCCAAGTCGTTTTACCTCGACCCACCTCACCGCTCACCAGCAACCAACCCGTATGGCGATCACCGGCTAAGCGAGCATCAATGACGCTAGCGAGATTGCAGTTGTGCTCATCTCGGAGCAGTGCCTTACGCACGTCAACGGGTGAGCTGACTTCGCTGCGCGTCCAGAGTCGGTAGGCTTTAGGTACACCGCTGCGCTTCAGGATCGTCATCAGATCCTCGAGGTCATACAGATCCATCAGACACCTGCCTTTGCTCTGAGTTGATGCCATGCGAACGGCACCACGCTTGCCACTTGTCCATTGCCAAGGGCTTTAAGTCTGTCCATCCGATGGGCCAAGCCATCAACCACGCGATCCACGGCGGGTTCAGCTTGCCACCAACCTGCGCCCCCAGTGTCGGCGTGTTGCGCTGATGCTCTGAGGGGTACCCTCCCTCCTTGGCGTTGTGCGCTGTCGGTGTAGGCAAGTACCCAGAGCCTGTCCCTCTCATGAGGGGCGCCGATGGCCGAAGCGGGAAAGCAATCCCAGACCGAATCATACCCGATCTCGGCCAAGTCTCCGAGTACCTGTCCAAGGTATCCATTCCCAGCGCTAAGCAAGCCTGGGACGTTCTCCAGTAAGACAAACCTTGGTCCGACTTCGCTAACGATGCGAAGGGTTGCGGGCCATCCGTTGCGCTCATCGTCCCCTGCTGCCTGCTTACCGGCAACACTAAAAGGTTGGCACGGGAATCCCGCAGTGACGACATCCACGATTCCAGACCAAGCGTTCCCGTCAAAAGTGTTGCAGTCGTCCCAGATTGGGAACAGGGGAAGCACACCGTCTCGCTGCCTTCGGAGGAGCACCTCTCGGCAATACGGCTCTTTCTCCACGGCGCAGACGGTTCGCCATCCGAGCAAGTGGGCGCCGAGGATACCCCCACCAGCTCCGGCAAATAATGCCAACTCATTCATAAACCCGTCCATGGATGGAGCGTATGCAAGCAAACCCAGATACCTTCAGGCTCACCGAACTTTGCAATGACCTTGCACGATCTCTTCATGCAGATCTGCGAGTCATCTTCCATGAGATCGCAAAGCGCGTCGGTGATGCTCTTCTCGATGTTGTCTAGGTCGGGGCGTTTCGTGTGCCATCGCACAACTTGCTTGTCGTCTTTCTTTGCAGACTTTGGGCAGCGGAATCGAAAGGTCAGCTGCAACTCCAGCGGCTCGCCGGTCTTGTCCCAGCCTTGTTCCTTGGCTGCTGCAAGCGCTAACACCTGCGCATACTTCTTAAACTCAGTTACCCGCTTGGGTTGGTACCCTCCCCTCTTACCCATGCGGAAACTTTGTTTGGCGATCGGTCGAGTATCGACGAAAAATTCAATGCGGCTCATTCGGAACCCTCATCTGTTGAGACGGGCTCAAACTCCTGAGGTAGACCATCGGGGTGTGGTGAGTCATTCTCAAACATAATAACCCGCCCATGCTCTTGGTTCAGGTCGCCCATGATCCCCCTGATCCGCTCGAGGGCTTGTTGCGCTGCTCGAAAGTGAACCAAGTAGGACGCGTCACTGATCGAAAAGTTTTTATCGACTTCTTTGCATTCAGCGCGGAATGTTGTGATCTCGGCAAAGAGCATTTTATTGAGCGTGAGCCGTGTTTTCGTTTCGCGCCAAGTTTTGCCCTCCGCCAACAAGGCTCGCACCTCCGCATTGTATGGAGCGCGCAGCTTGTCCCAGTGCGGGTATGACATCTTCTTCTTAGGCATCACCCCTCCCTAAAAAGGCGAGGCAGCGTCATTGTCGCCACCTTGCTGGTAATAGTTGCCGTAGTTGCCACCGCCAGTGGCAGGTGCTGCGCTCTGTTTCTTGGGGCTCAGGTACTGGACACGGAAGACTGTAACCGACAGGCGGTTGTCTTCGCCGTAGGTATCGAGACGACCCTCGACGAATATCTGGCGACCCTTCTCGCCGTGCTTGGCTAGGCTCTCTGCTGTTTTACCAAAGGCAGTGACCCAGACCCATGTCGTTTTCTCTTCACCGTTGACCATGCTGTTCATGGCTAGCGACAGTCGGGCTCGAGGCCCGCTCTGTCCTACGTTGATCTCAGGATCGACACCCATACGACCGATTAACATTACTTTATTCACCATCAGATTGTCCCTTCAGAGCGATCATGCGCTCCGTATAAAGCCGACGCAGCGGCGCTTTTAGTTCATTGCCCACATCAAGGGCAGCTAAGTCTTTACCTAAGTCGAGCAGCACATCGACGCTGGGCGCTGTCTCGATGGCTTCACGCCACTCATCCATGCCAGTGTCTTGGCTAGGCTTGGTGGCAGCAGGGGCGCCATCCCTCTTGGGCAAAGCCCATGCTGGTAGTTTGGGCGGATCCCAATACGCAGGCTTGCCCGATTTTGATTTGTGGTAGATATGACCCTTGGGCTTGAGATGGCACCAGACCATCGGCAGATCGTACAAGTAACGACCGATACCCCAATGCACAGCAGCGCGCTTGAGCGCAGACGACAACCCACCTTTGACTGCTTCGATGTCGGTGTTCGGTGATCCGTCGGCCTTGGTGACCCACTCACCATCCGGTCCTTTGCAGGACAACTCGCACACCACGCCACCATCCGGTCCTTTGACGTACTTAGTCGCCCAACCAAACGGCCCGAACACGTCATCAAGACGCTGTTGTACGGCTCGAGATGTCAGGTATGCCAAGGCACTAACCTTGTCTCCATTGCGCGTGGTTTGACCCACTCGCCACTCAATATCCTCTGGCGCAAAAGGCGCCTTTAGTTTTGCCATGATATCCATGGTACCTCCTACAGGTTTAGGGTTTGGTAGCCAGGCCACCGACCTGACTCAATACAATCAGCATACACAGCAAGACCCCGCTCAAGCTTGGCGTTGCCGTTCTCAATGATCTCATCCGATGCCCAGACCAAACGAGGTAGGGCGCTGTCCTTCTCAACAAACAACCAGCCCCACTTCGGCGATACACCGTGCACAGACTCAACGGCTCGGATGTACATGGCAGCTGACAGATCGTAATCATAACGACGGATAGCCGAGTGGATACCGTAGTTGGATGCGTCGGCAGTAGTCTTGAGATCGATCATCACCGAGTGATCAGACGCTAGCCAATCGGGCTTAGCTTTGCAGTTAGCGCCAGTCGCTGGGTCAACCCAGTCAATGCGTCGCTCGACCAAAGCATCCTCGGCTAGGATCGCAGCGACATCGCTGTCAGCATAGACCCCGTCTCGCATGCGGAACATCTCATCCCAGTCATCTTGCTTGAGACCACCAGCAAACTCTTCATTGGCTAACCATTGAGTATACTTTGCCGTGCCAGGATGAGCTGGCGCAAAGCCATACTGTTGACGGCATACCGCTTCACCTTCGAGCACCAGCGCATGAAACGCAGACCCAAAGACTAATGCACGGCTAACGGGCTCAGGTGCCGACTCAGCATAACGTTGATAGAAGTGAGCGGGGGTTTTGTTGATGATCAACTTGACCCCACTGCTCGAGATCGAATCAATACCTCGATGATAGTTCATGAGATCACCTCTCGGACAAAGCCCCGTAGTTTACGCCATGACTTGAGCACCAGCGCCCACTCTTCACGCACGCGCTCAGGCTCTTGAAAGCGCGCAGCCTCTTCTAAAATCGCAACTTCACTGCGTACCACCAGCGCCCAGTTGCTGATGGCGTCATAGGTGTGCTTGGTGGGTTCTGCTTGGTCATCGTTGTCAATAGCGACGCTGCGATGCACCAGCACCGAAGCCCAGCGCCCCGTTCGAGTACGACGCCGACGACCAGACGGTAGTAGTTTACCTGCTTGTTTCAACTCGGTAACACGCGCAGACCCAGTCTGATAGGCTATATCGAAGTGAACCAGCACCTCATCAGATGTGGCACCACGATCGCCTTGCAAGCGAACCCAGTTCTCGATCCTAAAGCGCAGCGCTGGAGCCATCTTAGCGATGGACTCAGCAGCTTCACGCGACTCATTGTTAAATAGATTTGAGTTAGGCATAGCAGTATCTAGCCTCCGCAACCTCTTCCCAGTAAAGCTCCAACGCCTCACGGCAAGCGGTCTCATAATAGTTGTCAGTATATTGGACCTGTTCATCATGCATGTCTTGATCGACAGTGCCTTCCCCTTTGCAATCGGGGCAGTCCAACTCTAGCTCTCTAATATCCGCTGGATGAGTGCTTGCCTGCTCGGCTGTGTAGACTAGCCCGTACCCATCGCAAACCCGGCATTTATACTCACTCGCCATCGTTTGATCCTCCGTCATGGTTGCTAAGCACAGGCGCGATGATCTGAACATCAACACCTGTCTTACGTTTGATAAACTCAGTGGCGCGCTCAATGACGCTGTCAGCCGATCCAGTAAACCGAGCATCAACACCAGACACACCATCGAACAGACGAACAACGGTTGCGCCATTCTTGTCCATGGCAATGAGACACCGCGACCCTTTGCCGTCGATGTCTGCATGCCAATCGATGTACGCATCCTTGCGCTTTCCTAGTGCAAAGATCATGCATCACCCCCTAGCAACCCTAGAGGATCATCCGCCAAGATACGGTCTAAAGTCATAGGCTCTGACGTGCCAGGGTCTGGGCAAGTGAAACAGAGGTGCTCGACTTCAGGCTCATAGCGACGGCGAACCGATGAGCCGATAGGAGTCTTACACACCATGCAGTGCAGTTTGTAGTGGACCCACTTGCTAGTCATCGCTGTTCTCCTCAAAAGTTAAAGTGGATGGATCGTAACCAACCAATGCACCAACCGCCTGTTCAAGGTCTCGCTCCGGGTGTAGTTGATCCAGAATATCAACTAGCTTTTCATTGATCCCCTCAAGAGCATCGTGAACGCGCCTTTGTTTAGGTGTATGGGGCTCGATGGTGTGCTGCGCCATAGCCAAACGAGTGATGCCTTGGTGCAGATCGTTCACCGCACAACTCACCAACTCATAAATCAATTTATCTTCTTTGGTCGCTGGCAAATTGCCTCGACGTGGATAACCCATAATGCCTCCTATGGTTTTGGGTTTGGGGTAATAGGTATATACACAGGCCAAGACCCACTTGCAAGCCCCATCTCAAAAATAACTCTAGAGACTTTACAAGCACTTAGGGCCCGGCCGTGTTTTTTGTTTTAACCGTTTTTCTTTGGGTCGATCGGCCGATACCCACTTGTTAACTGATCCCGTAGAGCGCTTTCATTCTTTGCCTGGTCGATCAATTGCATTGCGTCGCTATCGGGTATCTCAAGCGGGAACGGTTCAACGCCAGCGCGGACCTTCTCGGTAAGCTGTCGCACGCGTCTAGGTGTGATCCCGTAGCGCTTTGCTGTGCTTGCCGTAGGAGTAGGATCAGACGCTATCACGCAGGCGCAATAGAAGCGCACCACGTCTACCGCTGGCGCTATCTGTCGACGGCTTGGCACGTAGACGCGCAATGCTCCCGCCTCGCTTGCTATCAACGGATCATTCAACAGAGCCGTTTGCGTGCTTGGTTTGAGATTTTTAAAATGTAGGTTTTTCAAGGTATTTACCCCCTAGGAAAAAACAGAAAAGACACGCCCGAAGGCGTGCCTAGTCCGTAGGTTGTTGCGTGCGTTAGTGCACAGGATAGGTGATCAAAGGTTTCTCATTATGCCAGCATGACCGACAATCGCCACAGATACCGCCGCGAGTATAAGCCGGGCATACCGCCCCAGGTGTCTCGCCTGTGCTGGATACGCTAGACGCTAAAACGTTATTGTTGCCCTTTGGCATAGGATGCACATCAACGCGCGGTGAACTGATACGCACGGTCAAGTTGAACGGTAAGGGACCATGCTCTTTAATCCATCGCTTGACGGTTGCACGTTCCTGAGTGGGTAGCCAGTGTTGCAAGTCAGGGGTTGCTTTGACTACGTCCATCAATAGGACCATATAACCATACGAAAACACGTCTCCCGCATCATGCCAACGAAAGTAACGCGCCTTATCGTAGGCAAGCGCGGCCTTAACCCGCTTTTTTTCGATCGGTGGCAATGCGTCAAAGGTTTCTTTAGCTTGGATAGCAGACAAACCTAATTCTCTCTGCTCTGGTGTTTCCTTAATGGGCGCGCCGCCTTTGAGAATACGCAAGCCACCAGCGCCGCACCTGAACTTAGCCGCAAGGGCCGCGTGATACAGGTTCATACTTTGCTTGTCAGGCTTGCCAAGTTTAGCGACGCGAGCGCGTGCCTTAATCAATTGACCGTTGAGATACCCGGCGAAAGTAGACACCCACTTGTCACGGTAGGTAGTCGATGCAATGGCACGCTTAACGAAAGTATAACGGAGCGCCTGCGCATTGCGCACATTAGGCATCTGATAGCGTCCTTTGAGCGCATAGCAATTCTCACATGGCGTACCAGGTACACCGGCAAGCTTTGCGCCGATAGGACAAGTCACAATAGCCGGTAGGCTGAATGATCCACCCGGCATTTTATCCGTATACGTTAGCGAACCGCAAACGCGCTTAAATTGAACGTAGTTCATTCTAATTCTCTCAGGGTTTGGGGGTTGTTTATTCGGTTGTGTCTAGCGAGTTACCGAACCAGATTAGAACGTTTCCGGCATTATCTGAATTGAGCCGATCAAGTGCACGTTGTAAGCGCGCTGCGCTTAGCGAGCGCATGCCACCGCGTAAACGGATGGCGTCAACGTCGCTATGCTGGTTATCCAAAGCGAGTATTTCAAGCGCGGCTTGTGCGCGTACTAGATCTCTATGGTTGATTACTACAGGGTTTTTCATGGTCTAATTCTCTCAAGGTTTGGGGGTTTAGTTTAGAAAGGGAAACCTTCGTTTTCGAGCTGATCGGTTGCATACTCTTTGGGCGTTAGTTCATCGCTCCACGCGTCTACGCTCATACCGTCAGATAAATCGTCAATTCCAACACCCGCGATGTTCATCACGATAGCGTCAACTTTAGCGTACCATTGCTTATAGGTGAGACCGTTAATTGTTTTATTCATGGTTTAATATCCTTCTAGGTTTGGGGTTTAGTGGTCTTACCCCATGAGTTGGGGTAGTTGTGAATAGTACCGTAAAAGGCCTGACGTGTATGCGCTGCTCTCTGCTCACGGTCGGCTTTAGTACTTCGCCAGAATGGTTTCATCGCTTTAGCGATTTCCTCATCGCTTTCGCCTCGCTTGAGCATCGGAAAGATTATATCCCAATTAAACATTATTTCTGCCTTTCTTTAATGGTTTGGGGTTTAGTTAGCGTCGCAGTAATCAGTAGCGAGATCATCAAGGTTAATGCCCTTTAACACACGAAGGACGAACTGAAGATCAGCAAGGGTCTTACGATGTTCATCGAGAATAAAGCCACAATCATCATCGGACCAAGCGGATTTAACTTGGTCTAGTTTAATTTTCGCAAGCAATACCTCGCGTCGCAATATCGACTCGGCTTTGGATTTATCTAGGTTTTTCATGTAGTTACCTTCCTTTAGGTGGTTTGGGGTGTCTTTCGACTGTTTAGGTATTAGCCCCTAGGCAAAGTATTGTCAAACATATTCCGCAAACGGCTAGCCATACATGCAGGCAATGCCTGGCTTCGCGTGCGCGGGCGTACATGTGTGATGTGGTGGGTATGGGGTTGTGTGTGTTCCTTGGGTGAGTGGGTAGGGTTACCTTGCCCGTGTGCTGGCGAACCTAGAACCGAAGAACCTAGAACCGTTGGTGGTGGTGGTGGGTGGCGGTCCTAAACTGCGCTAGTTTGAACCGTGGTTCGTGGTGCTGGTTAGTGGTTGATTTATCGCTAGCGCCCCAAAGCCCGGGTAAGCGATGTACTGGTAGGGCGATACCAAAAGCCTGAATCTGTTTCCAGTTGTTATACCCTCTTCCACCCGGAACGAGTTTTTCAACCCTCAACAAGAAGATTATATAATACTGGAGCTGACTGGCTGGTGTGTATTGCTGGCGGATCGTGCGTGCTCGAGCAATCAGGCTCAATAGCATTTAAAAGGCTACTATCTATTTACTTACCATATGAGTTTTTAGAATTGCAATAGGGTTTGTTGGGTACGAGGTTCTCGTGGGTTTCAGGTGGCTGCCATTCTGACAGTCCGAGTTAACCCTACAGTGACTGCCATTTTGGCAGGTTACTCAAAGGTAACCATGTCGATGTCGTCAAACGCGGGTTTCATGAGGTCTTGATGGGTGCGTGCTGCCCAGTCGAGTGCTTTGTTGGCGTCGTCAATGTGGGATCGGTAAATGCTAAGTTCGTTCATTTGCACATGGCTAAGCTCGCCTCTCATGGCTTGGACCATGCCTGGGCGGCCTAGTGCGATAATGCCTCGGATGACTGCGGTGGTAAGTTTGACTTTTCGCATGGGGAACCTTTCATTGGGTGTTGTTGTTGCGAAGGATACTTAACTTGCTGTAGTTAGCCTTTGTCATGGATAGCAATCAAATTTTACAAATGCTGGCAGACTTTGGTGCTCTAGGCTTAGCGTCCGGTGCGATCTTCTGGCTGTATTTGAAGATGGCTAAACGGCTTGATGATCTAACGGATAACTTTCAAAAGCAGCTTCGTGAACAAATGGAAGACTGCAATCGCCGAGAAGCAGAAGTGCGAGATCGGTTTATGGAAGTCGTCAACAAGTACGACACCGAACGGCTCCAGTGGGTAACACGACTAGACGCCATCGAGAAAGAAGTGCAGGATATCGAAGGCCTTATTAAAGAAGGTCTGGGTGAAATGCGTAAACACTACGCAAAGATTAGCGCTGTAATTGGAAAGGAAGTCTGATGCAGTTTGACTTGATGCACCTGCCTGATGATATTCCTATTGCGGTGCCGATCGAAGATGATGGTCAGATCGATTCACGCACATTGTTGATTATGCGCAATGAAGCATGGCGGTTAGTACAGTTAATTACCGGGAAGGAAGCCTGATGGCGAATTACAAATTGAATCTTCAAAGCCCAGAAATGACAACAGGGGCTGAAGGTTTTGAAACCTATGAAGAGCAGGACAAACGAAAAAAACGATTCCTGAAAGAAAGTAAGCGTAAGCAGGCAGCGGTTAGGCTGGCTAGCCAGCAACAGTCGCGCCGTGAAAATATTAAGGAAACTGCATTTTCGGTAGGACAGGCAGCGGCCGAAGAAGCCATTATGTCGATGATCCCTGTTGCACGGATCGGCAAACTTGCAAAACTTGTGAAGGGCTTGAGCAAAGGCAGCAGCAGAAAAGAAGTTTCTAAAGCCCTGAAAGAGGGCGGTTTTGATAAACTAGCAAGCACCAAGCCGAGCCAGTCTGAACTAAACCGACAGGTTAAAGTGGCCCAGGCGCGCGAGCAGGCCGCAGATGCTACCAAGAGAGCAAAATTAGATGCTCAGGCGTCAAAGCGTGCTCGAGAGAGTGATCGCATGGAAATAGGGGAATCAAAGTCTAGAGACAAAGAACGGCGCAGCAAAGCTGTTAAACGGGAAGTTCGAGCACAAGAAGAGCTGGATAAAGTGATCGGGCGGCCACCGGTAGAGCGTAAAGAGGCTATGCGCCAAGCAGAAAAAGAAATAGCTGAATTCCAAAACATTATCAAAGACCCGCAAAGAGCGGAAATGGTGCAACGCAGCCCGTCGGTTGCATTGGCCAAGCGCACTATCGAAGATATTAAAAAAGCTAAAACAGCCGAAGAAATTGAAAAGAAAGTCAATCGATTAGCTGACCTTAGTGATACGATTGCTAAGAACGCTGCTAAGCGTAAAGAGGCTATGCGCAAAGCGGCTGAGGCCAAAGCGCGCAAGTAATGGCTAAAACCGCAACTAAAACCGATCCCGCTAAATGGGAGCAAGCCAAACGAGACGCCAAGGCTAAGATGGGCGGTAAGCACAGCGCCCGTGCCATGCAACTTGCTACCCAGATGTACAAAAAGCGAGGCGGTGGTTACTCTGGTCCCAAGAAGGAAACCTCGCTCAGTAAGTGGACCAAGCAGGACTGGAAGTACTCAAAGAAAGACAAGCCAGGTCAAGGGGGCTCAGGTGTGTACTTGCCCAAGAACCGTATCGCTAGTCTCAAGAGTACAGCAGCTGGCAGGTTAGCACTCAAGAAGGGTGAGGCGAAAAAAGCCAAAGCAACCCGTGAAGGCAAGCAGTACGCTCAGCATGGTCTAGGTAAAGGGTTGTCATGAGCACCGACCGCACAGAGGCAGCGCGCCGCATGATGAAGAAGTTAGGGCTCGAGGGGTTCAATAAGCCCAAACGCACTCCTAACCACCCAAAGAAGTCGCATATGGTCATGGCTAAAGAAGGCAATCAAATCAAGCTGATCCGCTATGGCGAGCAGGGGGCAAGCACAGCAGGTGCGCCTAAACCTAGCGAGTCAAGGCGCATGAAGATGAAACGTAAATCATTCAAAGCTAGGCACGCTAGAAACATCGCCAAAGGTAAAATGAGCGCAGCGTTCTGGGCTGATAAAACGAAATGGAGCTAGCGTCATGCATATGATGGACATGAAGGGCAAAGGCAAAAGCAAAGGCAAGAAAAAGCCTATGAAAGCAGCCGCAATCATTGCAATTGTGCCAGTAGCCAAGATGAAAAAAATTAAAGGCGAGATGCGTAAAGCCGCCGAAGCTAAGGCGAAAAAGTAATGTCTCGCAAGCCACGTATTATTCTCCCAGCAGCGGTATGGGCTAAGATCCGTGCCGAGTATGAAGCCGGTGTGCCCGTCAAGCACCTAGCGGATACCTTTAACCTGACTGAAGCAGCCGTCTATCGACGCAAGAAAAGCGAAGAGTGGTCTAGGGAGGTTTCGGTCATTAGTGACGACATGCTGTCCAAGGCACGCAAGGAAGCTGAGCAGCGCATTGTAGAGCACATCCAAGAGCGTGAAGTGGACATGAAGCAGGTCATTGACCAACACAAGTCCGTGTCGCAACAGATCATGGATCGTGCAGCAAGCCTACTCGAGGCCGTTGATAAGATCCCAGATACTGAGGTTTCTAAAAAGGCACACGCTCTGAAGACCTTGTCTGATGTCATCACCGCTCAGATCCGTAACGAGCGACGCACATGGAACATCGATGAGAAGGGTGCGGACACTTCACTCGAGGCATTGCTCGACGAACTGGATGAAGAAGACGAGAAGCGCAAAGCAACCCCCAAACCTGTGGTCGTACAGTGAGTGTAGAAACCATCGAACTAATAAAGATGGTACTCAATGGCGCTGATGGAGCGCTGGTGGTTGTCCTGATCTATACGCTCAACCGAGCGCATGCGTGGACCAAGCGCGTTGAAGACGCTATTGAAAATATTGAGCGACTCAATAAGATTGTAGAAGATAACCAGTCGGACATCGCCAAGCTTAGGCGTATGTTCTTTGCCCTGAAGGATGAGTTACGACATGCCAAAAATGAGAGCCAACAACCAAGTCATTGAACGTCTGTGCGTCGATTGCATGATGAGTATTAAGTACTCTCTCGATGCCTATGCCAAAGAAGATGAGAACAAGAAGATCGTAGAAACCGGACTTACCGAAGAAGAGAACTTTCTAACGACCACCATCATCACCAAGCAGCAGGCAGCCATCACAAAGAAGGCGCTCGACATGATTGACAAGCGTCACTTTCGCCAGAAGCAAAAGATGTTTCTCATTCGCTTGCATCAGTTTGGTAAGTTTCTTGATACCTTCGATGAAGACCTTAAAGGTAACGAGCCTGAACAAGTGCGCTTCGCACAGGGGCTAATCAAGTGGTTAGAGAACAGCCATAAGATCATGCTTGAGTCATCGTCTCGTAAGACCCGTGAAGCTAACCTCGCATGGAACTAGGTAAGGACAGGGTACGATCAGAACTGCTGAAGTGCCGTAAGGACTTCACGTACTTTGCGTGTCGCTACCTGAAGATTGTCAACACCAGCGGTGAGATTGTTAATCTTAACCTAAACCAACCCCAGATCGAGATCATCGAGGCGGTTGACGTTAACTTCCAGACAATGGTCCTCAAAGCCAGAAAGCTTGGGTCGTCCACCGTTATCGCTGGCTACTTCTTCTGGAAGGCTCTGTTCAACAAGAACGTCCGAGTCGCTGTCGTCGCTCACACTGACGAGGCCGCCAAAGAGTTGTTCACGATCTACCAGCACTTCTACAAGAACCTTCCTAATGAAATGCGCCCGAAGGCGATCAAGAACAGGCACAACGAACTGAACCTCGTCACTGGTTCCAAGATTAAGATCGGTAGCGCTGACTCCGATAGTTTCCGTGGGCAGACGTATCAATATATCCATGCCTCCGAGTATGCGTTCTGGTCCAACGTTGAAAAGACCATCGCCTCATTGTTTCAAACAGCAGATGCCAATGCCAGTATTGTCTTGGAATCGACAGCTAACGGTCTTAATGGAGCCTACGACCTGTGGGTTAATGACGCAGGCTACACCAAGATTTTCTTACCGTGGATGATCGATGATCGATGTCAGATTAGCAAGCCTCGTTTCCAAGATTACACGAAACTCGAGCGGGCATACAAACAAGAACACAAACTGTCGGATCAGCAGTTTAATTGGTTGGTGTACACACTTCGAGTTAAATGCGCCAATAACTGGCGAATCTTTCATCAAGAGTTTCCGTCGTCGCCTGACGTTGCGTTCGTTACATCGGGGGATCGATTCTTTCCAGAAACGTACAGCGTCACCACAGCCAAGCCCGGATACCACCAGTTCGAGAAACCCATGCAGTACCACATCTACTCGATGGGAGTGGACACCGCTTCTGGTTCTCCTGGCGGGGACTTTAGCACTATTAAAGTTCTGGATGTCACCGACAAAAAATCCGTTCGAGAGGTAGCAGCGTTTTACGACCGGCTCTCGCCATCAGACTTTCGTGAAGAGGTGCTCAAGATTGCTCGAGAGTATAAAGCGCTAGCAGTCATCGAAAGCAACTCATACGGGTTATCTATTGTCGAGCACATGCGTGATGAAGAGTACTTCTCCATGTATCGTGATACCGCATACGATAAGACGAGTGGTGTATGGAAACCAAAGTGGGGCTACAACACCAACGTCAAGTCGAGAGGTTTGCTGCTCACTCGATTGTACGAACATGTAACTCGGGGATGGATCAAAATACGTGACGTAAACTTCATGCTCGAAGCCAATAGCTTGATCTACAACAACCGTGGTAAAGTAGAAGCCGCGGCTGGTAAGCATGATGATATGATCATAGCAACTGGTCTTGCGCTTATGGGGTTAGATCAGATACACGAAGTGGCCCAAGCGGTACAGACATCGGCCAAGCCAACCAATATAAGTGAAGTACTTAGGTGGGAAGCAGCAACCGGTAAGGTGTACAAAGGGCGTGCTAGCGAGGATTATTCATTGGGTGCGTCCTCGTTACTTAACTCAATATAACCCAATGTAACTACGTTGCGCGAGCGTTATTCGCGTAGGAAAGGCGTTAAATTATGTTGTCAGATGAACAACAAAACGAGTTAGCCGCCGCACTCGAAGGACTCAATCTTGGTGAGGAACCCGCTGCTCAAGCACCTGAGCCAGAACCGGTAGAGGTTCAGGAAGAAGTTAGCGAGCCCGTACATGAGTCGGAAGCACCAGAAGAGGTAGCGCTCGAAGATAGTGGTGATAATGAAGAGGTCGAAGAGACAGGTCACAACGTACCGTACTCTCGGTTTTCAAAAGTTATCGCTGCTAAGAACCAATACGCTGACGAAGCGGATACACTCCGGCAGGAAGTGGAACGCCTTAAAGCAAAGGAGCAGGAACTAGAAACCCTGCGACGCTACAACATCCAGCAACCGCAACAGCAGTATCAAGAGGAAGAGTCATACAACTATGACGATACCGATCCTTACGATCAGCGTTTGCAGATGCTGGAAGGCCGGTTGGCTGAAAACGAGCGTGAAGCAAAGATTAGGGAGCACATGAATGAGATGGAGCAACAGATTGCTGTCATCCAACAAGAGCACCCTAACGTCGATCCGATTGCGTTGTTACAGCATGTACAGCACAACCCGGATGCAGACTTGATGGAACTGGCAACCTCCGAGGCAGCTCGTGCTGCTGAGATGCGAGAGTCCGTCATTGCTGAGTACCTTGAAGCGAACCCACACCTGCAAACGCAGGCTCCTGCTACACCTCCAGACGTACCCCCAGAAGTAAGTAATAAATCAAACACTGGATCTCGCGGTTTTGCTGGGGCTCAAAAGCCATCGACATGGGAAGATGCTCATGCACAGGCTCGGAAAGCTATCGAAGCAGCATGGACCGGGTGATCCTAACTATTAAGGAATAGTAAAATGGCTGCTACTTTAACTACGTTAAGCGCAGTGATGAAACAGTTCTACTTGGGGCCTTTGCAGGACCAGTTGAACAATGAAATCATGGCGTTTGATCTCTTTCAAAAAGAAAAAGTCGATTGGGTTGGTCGTGAAGCGATTATCCCTGTCCGCACGGCTCGCAACAGCCAGACGGCATTTAGTGCTACTGCTGCGCTGCCTATCGCAGGCCAGCAAACGTACGCTTCGCTGACGGTGTCGGCCAAGTACTTGTACGGTCGCATGGAAATCCAAGGCCCGGCAATTGCTCAGGCTAAAGCCAGCGTTGGTGCGTTCATCAACGGCCTTCAGGTTGAGCTTGATGGTGCAATGGAAACCGTCAAGAACAGTGCTGATCAAGCAATGTTTACCGGCGGTGGTGCTGTTGGTTTCCTCAACGAGCGTGAAAACTTTGCTCTTAACACCAATATCGAATTTTCAGGTAACATTGATTTGATTCCTGAAGGTGCTGGCTCTAAAGTTGCGGGTACGCTTGTTCGACTCGACACCTACAAGTCGATTGGTGTCACGATGTATCGTGACGCAGGCGCAAAGCAACACATCAAGTTTGATGCTGGTGTTGACACGCGTGACATTGATGGTTCGGGAACTGCTCCTGCGGGCACTGCTCACCTTGTTATCATTGGTGGCAAGACTGCTGAGTCCATGGGTATCTATGGTAACCTTGGTGAGAAGACGCACTTCGGTGTTGATCGAAGTACGGGCACTGACGTTGTGCTGCAAAGCATTGTTCGTGCGGCTAACACAGCCGGTACGGGTGATCGTGTTGATCTAAACACAGGTCGTATGCAAGCAATCCTTGATGACATTGCTACCGACTCAGGCACCACGCCTGACTGCATGATTGCGCACTATGTGTTCCGTCAGCAGTACGTCGGTCAGTTGTCGTTCGTAAGCCCTGCCGGTGGTTCCGAAGCCACTAGCCGTACCAAGTCTGTGGACAACGGTGATGCTGGGTTCGACATGGGGCGCTTGGCCTTCAACGGTATTCCGCTCAAGGTCAGCCGTCACTGCGGTAAGGGTCTGTTGATCTTCCTCCACACCAAGTCTTGGTCGTTGGTGCAGATCGAAGATCCGAACTTGGCTGACTTGGATGGTAACGTCCTTAGCCGAGTTACGGGTAGCGACTCGTACGAAGCCTACGTCCGGTACTACTACAACTTGGTTTGCAAGCAGCCTAATCGCAATGCGATCTTGGTCGGCTTGAACTTCCCGGCAGCGTAGTACTCACGTGGAGTGGATTGCTCTCTCACTGGATCTGGCTCAGACCGCGTTGGTGTTTATCATCTGGCGTGATGTTCGGAACTGGTGGGGGAGTGATCCCTCTGAGGACGTTAACAAACCTTTCTCGCCTCAAGATATTCTTGGGGAACCATAGGTGGTCAAATGAAGAATGGCGGAACTGGTTGGCGTAAGATTGTTATGGGGATCGCAGCAGCGCTGTTGCCGTTGGTCCTTCGTGCTATCAATCCTGAAATGCCGGTCGAAGAAATCGTTGTGAGTGTTATGGGCTTGCTTGGTGCAATCCTAGGTGTCGCTTGGCAGGATGCTGCTAAAGAAAAGCGAGCGGCCTTGGAGAGCGTCAATAACCCCCCGGCACCATCCCCAGAAACCCAGGGATAAAGAATCTTGATCCGAAGGATTCTGGGGGCCTCGATCTCAACCTTGGCAGCAACGACGATCTTTGGTTTGTCCGTGGGGATCTTACTCATCGTGTCAGCAAGCAATTTGAAGTCGGGATGACAGGCGAGATTAAATCAGACTGGGGCGGTGATCCTGAATGGGCTGTCGGCGCTGGTCTCAAATGGAGATGGTAACATGGCCTATGTAGGCTTCAAGAAGTTACAAGGTAAACTCGAGGCTCAGGGTAAAAGCCCTAAAGCTGCTGGTGCTATTGCTGCCTCAATCGGCCGCAAGAAGTACGGTAAGAAGAAGTTCAATAAAGCAGCGGCTGAAGGTAAGTCCTTGCGTGGTGCCGCAGCGAAGCGCATCAAGAGTAAGATGGACTACTCCAAACAAAATGTTAGTTATTCGTAAGGTAGAGACATGAAGATTCCTGACGCAGGTAAACTCTCGGATCAGATTGCAAAGTGTAGAAGTGATCGGCAGAAGTTTGCTCGTGCTTGGGATCTTTGCTTGTTGTTTCTTCAGGGTAAGCAGCACGTTAAATACGACAGGGTAAAGCAAACCTTCGTGCGCACGGGCGCTGACGAGATGCAGGTAACCATTAACCTGATCGTCAATATCTACCGCAACGTTCAGGCTCGCCTAACACTGGCTTACCCATCAGCCACCGTGTTGCCCGCCAGCGAATCAAACGAAGACATTATCAAAGCAAAGAGCTGCGAGTACGCACTCAAGTATTACTGGAACAGTGACAAGCTTAAGCGCAAGATGGTGGACGCTATCCGGTGGTTGCTGACTTGTGGCAACGTGGGAATGCACACCAAGTACAACGGCGAGAAAGTAACCACTGAGGTTATTAGTCCTTACGATTTGTACTTTGAGCCTGGTCTTGATGACCCTGAGCAGTGCAACTGGATTGCGTACGCTAAGCTTGTCAATCGTGAAGAACTTGAGGAAGCGTACCCAAATAAGAAAGACGTAATTAAGAACGCTGCTGATGCGACGAACGCTACTCCGGGTGCTTCATGGTTCAGGCTTCGTCAAACGTCGGTACCGAAAGATAGGGTTGAGATTTATGATGTTTACTTTCGCAGCGGTGAGCGTCGGGTTGTTCTTGGTGGTAGTTATCTTTTTGAGGGGGAGTGGGTAGGTAAAACCATGCCGATCCAGTTTATCCGTTACACACCAGTACCGGGTCAGCTGTGGGGTATGGGCATGATTGAGCCGTTGCTCGATATTCAGGACCAGTACAACCGAGTGCGTGGTCAGATTATCGAGAACAGTGATCTGATCGCCAACCCGAAGTGGATGATCCCAAAGAGCGCAGGTGTTCCACCAGCAAGTATTACTCGTCGGCGTGGTGAGAAAGTCTACTACAACGACGTAGGTGGCCAGCGGCCTATTCCGGTTCAGATGCCGTCTTTACCTGGTTACGTTCTTCAGCAGGTGTCAGTACTGCACGGAGAGATGCTAGACGTGGCTGGCGTCCACGCTACAAGCCTTGGCAAGCGAGCGGTAGGGGTTACCTCCAGTGTTGCTATGCAGTCGCTTGCAAACAAAGACTCGCAACAGTTGATGGTGACACAAGAAGACTTAGAAGAAGCTGTAGTCGATCTAAGCAAGGTCGTGCTGACGCTTATGCAAAAGTATTACACCGAGAAGCGTATGGTTCGCATGCTCGACAATCTCGGCCAAGTTGTGTTCCAGTCACTAGACAGCACAAGCTTAATGAAAGATCCTGAAGTCTTCATTGAAGCAGGTTCGATGTTCCGTGATGAGCGTAAAGATCGCGATCAAAAGGTTCTTGAGTTAGTTCAGATGGGCATGATGCAACCCGACGAAGCGATGAAGGAACTGACGTTTGGTAACGGGCTTGAGCAGGTCAGTGAGAAACTTCAATCTATGGCGCATGCTCAGGATCTGCTTAACGCTGCGAAAGTTGGCGCTACGATTGAGATCTTCCCAACCGATGACCTAAAGTCGTTTGGTGAAGTCTTTGGTGACTATATCCGTACTGAGGAATACTACCAACTACCTCAAGAGCGGCAGCAGTACATCCGAGACATCTTCATTAGTGTTGAGACGTTCGGCACGCAGGCTGAGGTCCAAGCTGAGGCGCTCGCCAACCGCAAGGTGTTCCCTCGCTCTGCGCCTCCAGAGCAGCTAGATGAGATTTCAGTCACCATGGAATCGCCGACATCGGCTATTCAAGCGCAGATGGAATCAGAGCGCATGGGTGTTATGGATATGAACCGGCAAATGGT